TCAAGAGGTCTACACTGCTCGCTACACCCACGAGACTATCGCTTTGGCGTTCTCGCTGACAGAAGAAGCTGTTGAAGATAACCTCTACGACCGCTTGTCTGCCCGCTACACCAAGGCTTTGGCCCGTTCTATGGCCCAGACCAAGCAGATCAAGGCTGCAGCCGTGCTGAACGGCGCTTTCACTACCTCTATCGGTGGCGACGGCGTTGCTTTGTGCTCGACTTCTCACCCCACTCTGTCAGGTCCTAACCTGTCCAACACTTTGGCCACGGCCGCTGACTTGTCCGAGACTTCCTTGGAACAAGCTCTGATCGACATCGCAGCGTTCACTGATGAACGCGGCTTGAAGATCGCCGTTCAAGGCTTGAAGTTGATCATCCCCAAAGAGTTGCAGTTCACGGCTGACCGTATCATGAAGTCCACGCTCCGCGTTGGTACTGCTGACAACGATGTCAACGCTATCCGCAACATGGGTATGGTGCCTCAAGGCTACACCGTCAACCACTTCTTGACCGATCCCGATGCGTTCTTCATTAAGACTGACGCTCCTAACGGCATGAAGATGTTCGAGCGTGTGTCCTTGAAGACTGGTTTCGAAGGCGACTTCGACACCGGCAACGTCCGCTACAAGGCTCGTGAGCGCTACAGCTTCGGCTTCAGCGACCCACGCGGTCTGTTCGGTTCGCCAGGCGCAGCCTAAGCGAAAAGGGTTGGGGGTTCCCGGCCGAGAAAAAAGGGGCTTCGGCCCCTTTTTCTTTTTTTAGAAATAGGGTATATTGGACCCATTCCGGGGTTTCCCGGTGCATCTGACAGTCCCGGCTGACGACATGCAGATAGATGCACCCCAACTTGCATGTAAGGATCGAAAATGGCTACGACCACCTTCTCCGGCCCAGTCAAAGCGGGCACTATCAAAGAAACCACCGGCACAACTGTCGGCACCAACGTCAAAAACACCGGCTTCACCTTGATGGCACAGTCCGCTGTGATCGACATCATCGGCGCTACCTCTGCTGATCAAGTTGTTGCTACCATCCCTGCTGGCTCACAAATCGTCGACGTTATTTTGAACGTCGTGACTGCCAACGATGACACTGGTACTGCCACTGTTTCCGTAGGTACTTCTGGTTCCGCTACTGCATTCGTGCCTTCTACCTCTGTCAAGAGCGCAGGTACTACTCGCGGTACTTTGACCAACAGCGCAGCAACCGACGTTGGTACTACTGACATCCAAGTCCTGGCTGACTTCACCGCTCAAAACGGCAACGGCGCTGCTGGCGCTGCAACTGTGACGGTCTTGTACATTCAGAGCAACAACCTGCTCTGATAGGAGGCTGACATGAGCGCCAGCAATATCAAGTCGGTACAGAAGACGTCGTCTGCGGCGGCTGTCTCTGGCCGCACGCGTCTGCTGGGGGTCTACTTCACAAACACCGCTACCGCCTCTTCCGTTGTCCTCAAGGACGGCGGCAGCAGCGGCACAGCCCGTTTGTCGCTGGTAACCCCTGCTTCAGCGGGTTCACAGGACTTGATGATCCCAGACATGGGCATTTTGTTCGAGGATGGCATCTACATTACCTTTGGCTCGGCTGAAGTGACCAGCGTCACTTTGCTGTTCGAGGGTGGGGCGGCTGCGTAATGGCTTCCAAAGGCATGGGCATCAAAACCTCGGTGAAGAGCGGAAACTTCCGCGCCACCAAAGAAGGTGCCGGCATGACCAAAAAGGGCGTGGCAGCGTTTCGCAAAGCCAATCCTGGAAGCAAACTGAAGACGGCGGTGACTACCAAGACACCGTCGGCTGCAGAGGCAAAGCGCAGAGCATCGTATTGTGCAAGGTCCGAGGGCCAGATGAAGGATTTTCCTGAAGCTGCCAAGGACCCGAACAGTAGGCTTCGTCAAGCGCGCAAGCGCTGGAGATGCTAAATGGAGATGATGGTATGGAATGTGGTTTTGACGGCCATTGTGGGACTCATGGGATTCTTGCTTAAAAGCAAATTCGATGAGCTTGGGCGTATCAGCATCTTGCTGAACCGCACCCGCGAAGAGGTTGCCAGGGATCACATCACCCGAAAGGAAGTGGACGACCGGGTTGAGAAACTGGTTGTTCACATGGATCAACGGTTCAATCGCATTGAGCAAAAGCTCGATGACATGCGAAAAGGATAATGACATGGCAACGATGAAAATGGTCAAAAAAGGCGGCAAATCAGTCCCAGCTTTTGCTGCTGATGGCGTCGGCAAAATGAAAAAGGGCGGTTCGCCCAAGAAGATGCAGATGGGCGGTCCTGCTGGCGGCATGCCAATGCAGGGCGCAATGCCTCCTGCACGCGGTCCAATGCCCCAGGGCATGCCTCCCGCAATGAAAAAAGGTGGTATGGCCAAGAAGTCCGCATCGGACAAGATGGGCCGTGCTGTTTCACGTAAAACGGCCGACGTTAAGGGCCGTGCAATGAAAAAAGGAGCTTGATATGGCTGGAAGAGGTATGGGTTGCGCCACTCGTGGCGGCGGTGCTGTTGAGAGCGGCCCCAAAAACAAAATGATGTCCGAGACCAGTAAAAGTACTGGCCCCGTGATGATGAAAAAAGGCGGCCTGGCCAACAAAGGCGGCATGAATGAGCACAAGCGCATGGCCATGGGCAAGCCCATCGGCAAAATGGGCGGTGGCATGATGGCCAAGGGCTACAAAAAAGGCGGCATGTGCTAAATGGCCACCTCGGGCACAACCACATTTAACCTGTCGATTGATGACTTAATCGAAGAGGCATTTGAGCGCTGCGGCATGCGGCCGACGAGTGGCTATCAGCTCACGTCGGCACGTCGCTCGCTCAACTTGCTGTTCCTCGATTGGGCCAATCGCGGGCTGAACTTGTGGACTATTGAGCAAGCCACTTACCCGCTGACAGCAGGCATCAATGAAATCTCATTGGACGCCTCTGTTGTCAACGTGCTTGAGGCTGTCATTCGCCAAAACAACCAAGGTACCAATACCGACGTTTACATTGAGCGAATCAGCCGTGAAGACTGGCTCAATGTGCCCGACAAAACCACGCAGGCTCGCCCTGCGCAGTTTTACGTTCAGCGCACAAACATTCCCAAGGTGTTTTTCTATCCCGCAGCGGACCAGAACTACACCTTTGTGTACTATCGCATCCGTCGCATCCAGGACGCAGGCGCATACACAAACGATGCCGATGTCAACTTCCGCTTTTTGCCTTGTTTGACATCAGGCCTGGCGTACTACCTGTCGCTCAAGTTCGCCGCTGACCGCGCTGCTGCGCTCAAGGCGATCTATGAGGAAGACTTCCAGCGCGCTGCCCTGGAGGATCGAGACACCGCAAGCGTGCAGTTCGTACCGGACCTGGGGGTATGACATGGCTTTTGCGACCGGCATATATTCTTACGGACTGTGCGATTACTGCGGACAGCGGTACAAGTACAACACCCTGCGCAAAAACTGGCGCGGATTTATGGTGTGTCCCGACGACTACGAGCCGAAGGAGCCGCAACTCGAGCCATTGCGCTATCGTGGTGACGCGATTGCATTGCGTGACCCAAGACCAGACCGTATTGAGCCTGTATCCGTCTTTGTTGGCGCACCAGGCTTTACGGCGTTTCAAAGCTACGGCAGCGTCCGAGGCGGCACTAACATGCAACCGTATGTGCAGGACCAGGCGCTCATCGCGCAAGGCGTTGTCGGTTCAGTGACAGTGAGCATCACATGACCTACGACGAACTTGTCACCAACATTCGAAACTACACCGAGGTGAACAGCAACGTGTTCACCGCAGCGGTGATCAACACGTTCATCACGATGGCGGAGAACCAGATTCTTCGCGAGATCGACCTGGACGTGTTCAAGCTGGAAGTCACCGGCAGCATGACCCAGGGCAACAAGTTCCTGGCCGCCCCCGCTGACCTCTTAACGCACCGTTACATGATTCTGACGCCAGCGAGCGGCGACCAGTTGTTCCTGGATTTTCGGGACACCTCTTTCATGAAAGAGTACTGGGCCAACGGCAGCACTCAGGGCACACCCAAATACTATTCAGTGTGGGATCAGAACACGTTCTACATTGCGCCCACACCGAACCAGAACTACAGCGTGGAGCTGGGCTACATTTACCGCCCGACGCAGTTGTCTGCGGCCAATCCAACGACCTGGATCAGCAATAATGCGCCTGAGGCGCTGCTCTATGCGTGCTTGATCCAAGCCTACAGCTACACGAAGGGACCTGCTGAGATGATGCAGTACTTCCGTGGGGCTTACAAAGAGGCTATCCAAGGTCTGGGTGCAGAGCAGCAGGGCCGTCGCCGCCGTGACGAGTACCGTGATGGCATGCTTCGTATTCCACTTAAATCGGATTCACCTGGACCATGATCACAGCACCAGCACCCGTACATGTAGGCAGCGTCTTCGTCGAGACCACGCAAAAGCGTGGTTGGACGCCAGAAGAATTAGCTGCGCGCGCTGCCGACAAGATCATCTATGTCGGCGATCAGTCGCACCCTGCGGTGCAGGCCCAGGCCAGAGCTTTCAAAGAAAGCGTCAAGCAAGTCGTGGCGTTTTACCTGAGAGAGGCGGTTGAACAGGACCGAGCAACTATCGCCTTGCGCCTGCGCGAGGCAGGTCACCCCGACTTGGTTCATTTGTTAGGAGATTAAAAATGGCATTTTCAGGCAATTACATGTGCACCAGCTTCAAAGTGGAGCTGATGAAAGGTGTACACAACTTCACGACCGGCTCGGGCAACGAGTTCAAGCTGGCTCTGTATGACAACAGTGCTTCGTTCACTGCAGCAACGACCGCATACACGGCCTCCAACGAGGTGTCGGCATCCGGTTCGTACTCTGCTGGCGGCGGCGTGTTGACCAACGTCACACCCACTTCCAGCGGCACGACTGCGTTTACGGACTTCGCTGATTTGTCGTTCACAAGCGCGACGATCACGGCCTATGGCGCGATGATCTACAACAACACGGCTGCGGGCGACCCTTCTGTTTGTATTTTGGACTTTGGCGGTGCAAAGACGTCCACCAGTGGCACGTTCACCATCATTTTCCCTACTGCAGACGCTACAAGCGCCATCATCCGCATCGCCTAAGAGGCGGTAAGTGGCAGATGTCACCGTTGCCTTTACTGGCTGGAACTCAGTTGTAGGCTGGGGCCAGTCCACCTGGGGGAATGCTCAACCTGAGCTGCCCCTGGGAACGGGCGCGGTCGGTTCTGTCGCAATTTCTGCTGATGCCAACGTCACGCTGACGGGGGTTTCGGCCACTGCCAGCCTTGGGCAGGTCACCGTCACGGGTAATGCGGACGTCAACGTCACTGGCGTGGCCGCTACAGGCTCTGTAGGCTCCGTAACCATGACGGGCGACGCCAATGTGTCGCCTACTGGCGTTTCGGCCACTGGAGCGGTTGGAACGGTCACCATTGCAGCTGATGCAAACGTCCTGCTGACGGGTGTCAGCGCGACGATGTTCCTGGGCAATGTGACGGTAACCGCCGGCGCAGATGTCAACGTCACTGGGGTTCAGGCCATAGGCTATATCGGCCAGGTGTCCATGACGGGCGACGCCAACGTCACGGTGACTGGCGTTGTGGGCACGATGGCCCTGGGCAGCGTCACGGTGGCCGCGAATGCGGACGTGTTCGTCATAGGCGTCCAGGCTGTTGGCCAGGTTGGAAGTGTTGACCACCAGGCAGATGCCAATGTCAATGTCACTGGAGTCAGTGCTACGGCATCGGTAGGCAGTGTGGACATTGACGCCAGTGTCATTGTCCCAGTAACAGGATTGCAAGCCACTGCATCGGTGGGCAGCGTTGTAGCGGCTGCTGGCGCAGACGTCTACCTTGTCGGTGTTTCGGCACAAGGACAGATAGGAAGCGTGCTCGTTTGGAGCGTAATAGATGACAATCAGACGCCTAACTGGCAAAATGTGGATGATTCACAGTCAGGTAGTTGGGTCGTTGTCAATGACGGAAACACAGTGACTTGGACCCAGGTCCTAACGTAAAGGAAATAACATGGCAGGAAGTACCTACTCCACCAACCTCAAGATTGAGTTGATGACCACGGGTGAAAACTCGGGCACTTGGGGTGACATCACAAATACCAACTTGGGCACGGCGCTTGAGCAGGCTGTTATTGGCTACGGCACTGTTGACTACGTCGCTGATGCCAACTTGACCATCAGCATCACCAACAGCAATGCGTCCCAGCCGGCTCGTGCATTGGTGTTGAATGTAACTTCCGCGTTTGGGTCCTTGACTGCTACTCGCGAGCTGGTAGTTCCTACCAGCCAAAAGCAGTACATTGTTCAGAACAACACGACCGGTGGCCAAAGCATCACGGTCAAGACCTCGGCCGGCACGGGCATCACTGTCCCCAACGGCCGCAAAGCGCACTTATATGTGGACGGCACAAACGTCATCCAGATGTTTGACTTTGTCGACATCAACGGCGGCACGATCGACGGGACACCCATTGGCGGCTCTTCTGCAGCGGCTGGCGCGTTCACCACGCTGGCAGCCTCTGGCGCGACCTCCCTGAACGGCGCAGTGACCTTGGGCGATGCAGCTGGTGACAACATTACCTTCAACGGCACTGTCACCTCCCACCTGCTATTCACCGACAACACCTACGACATTGGCGCGAACGGTGCAACGCGCCCCCGCAACCTGTTCCTGGCTGGCGCTGCGACCATCGGCGGCAACCTGTCCGTTGGCGGTACGTTGACCTTGACCGGTGGCGTGAACCTGAACGGCAACGTGACTGTAGGCGACGCGTCTACTGACACGCTGACCATCAACAGCACGATTACCAGCAACCTGATCTTCACCGACAACACCTACGACATTGGTGCAAGTGGTGCAACACGCCCTCGTAGCTTGTTCCTGGCGGGCAACATCACCGCTGGCGGCAATCAGACGCTGACCGGCGCGTTGACCGTGGACAGCACAACTGACTCCAGCAGCACGACTACAGGCTCGATCCAGACGGATGGCGGCATTGGCGTGGCCAAGGCTGTATACATTGGCACCAACTTAACCGTTAATTCTCTTACTGCTACTCGTGTTCCATACGCAAGTACCAGCGGTTTGCTGGTTGATTCAGCCAACATGACGTTCAACGGCACGCGCCTGACGGTTACTGACCTTGCTGACTC